AGAACCTTATCAATAGAATCTACAAGATAATGGTTGGAGAGGAAGACATACCAACAAGTAAAAGAAGAAACGAAATAATGAAGGGTCGGTCTTACACAAGTAAGGTTCTTATTAAATCAATAAAAGACGTTAACAAAGATAAAACAATAAACAATGGGATATAAAACAAAGTCAATGATTAATCAAAGGGGACCTGGACAGCTACCTGGTTTTGACATTGAAAACTTTAAGTCAATAGATAACAACCTAAAGAAGTTGACGACGAAGTTTAAAGGAATTAACGAAACCAAAGCAATTCAAGAGATTAGAAAAAAAGAAGGACCTAGTGGTGCGATTAATACTTCTAATTTACTTCAAGAGAATCTAAACAAAGAAAGCTCTAAATCTAGTTCCCCAACAAAAGCTAAGAAAAAGTTGATAGAAGGACGTAAATTAAAACGCTCTCAAAGAAAAGAAGTTAGAGAGGCTGGGAAAGAAGCTGCAAAAGATGTTGATACAAGTTTTAAAAAAGCTGAACTAGCAGGAACAGATTTTAATTCTTTATTAATTGGTACGATTCAAAATCTTACATCATCATCAAAAGCTTCAAGCAAAAAAAGAAAAGTAAAAAAAGCAGCTAAAGATACGAAAAGAGAAATGCTTTCTAAAGGTAGACCAACAGAACCTATGGGAGAACTGGGAAATAAAAAATCTCAGACATTAAATGCTATAAAGACAAGTATAGCTCCTGAGAAAAGTAAAGTTACTGAGGCAAGTGCAGTTACTAAAAATACGAATAAAACTAATACAGCTCCTATACCTGGAAGCGACCCATTTTTAGTACCTAAAAATGCAAATACAATAGACTCAAAATTAGGTGATGATATTATGAGGTTTGGTATAAATCCAAACCAAAAAACAGCTAAAGGTCCAGCTAAAGACCAATACGATTTTAACCCTCCTTCTTATATTGATAGAACGATAGAAAAAATTCAAGATTTTATTGGTGTTGATAAACTTCCAGCTCCTAGAGAACTTTTTGGATTTCAAATGACGGGTGATGGATTTAATAAAGGGATGTTAAGAAAAAACAAATACAAAAAGTAATATGAAAAATATACTCAATCAACTAGGAGCAACAGCAACTAACCTAGATGGGGCAACTCCACAAGAGATGCAAGCGTTAGGGATGAATCCTATGGGTCCTGCCGTTCAAGGCCCTATGGCTACTAACCCCATGATGCCAACAACAGAACCTGCCGCAATTCCGCCAGTAGTTCCAACAGATAATAATTTTTCACCAAAAACCAAATCAGTTGCTGACTACACATACGGTAGTGATGTATCTAGAGGTTACTAAAAACAAAGCTATGAAAAGTAAAAATATGGTAAAGACAAAAAGAATGTATGCTCCAGCTCAAGGGTCTGATGCAATATGGGATGGCCCGTTAAATATGGACAATATGCCAAGAGGTAAGGGGTCTAGCAGCGGGGCAAATGGCATTCAGCTATTAGCTAAAAATATGCCAGCTTATATTCCAGGACCTATCACTGAGATAGCAAAGGGATTTGACGGAGAAGGTATGAACTAGAAGTTTTGGAAGACTTTAAGCTTTGCGTTGCCAATGCGTTGGTAATGATGATAACTATGTCAGACATAGAGGTCATACTTAAAATAGTTTTATTATTAGTCACAATAGGTTACACTACTTTTAAGTGGTTGTCTGTTGCTAAAAAATATAAAGATGGAAAAGATAAGTAAACATATATCATATAAGGAAGGGGTTAGAAGTTCTACCGCTAAGAGATTAAGCATAGATAACACTCCTAACGAGTTTGATTTAGATAGAATGAAGTCTATATCCAAAAATATATTTGAACCTCTTAGAGAGGCTGTAAATGGCCCTATACGCATAAATAGCTTCTTTAGGTGCAAGCAACTCAATAGAGAGGTAGGTGGAAGTGGTACGTCTCAACACTGTAGAGGAGAAGCTTTTGACTTAGATGACTCTTACGGTCATATGTCAAATGCAGATATGTATAAGTTTATTAAGAACAACCTTAGCTTTGACCAAATGATATGGGAATTTGGTGACGATGAGAACCCTGATTGGATTCACGTTTCTTATGTTTCGGAAGACAAGAACAGGAATAGGTGTTTGAGAGCTATAAAGGAAAATGGTAGAACTGTTTATATTGTAAAGTAATGGCAAGCAAAGTAAGCAAGAAAGATATGGCTTGCAACAAGCCCAAGAGAACATCTGGTCACCCAAAGAAGTCACATATTGTAAAGGCTTGTACGGGTGGAAAGGAAAAGTTAATTAGGTTTGGTCAGCAAGGTGCTAGTACAGCAGGAAAACCAAAGACTGGAGAGTCTGATAAGATGAAAGCTAAAAGAAAAAGTTTTAAGGCTAGGCACGGAAAGAACATAGCTAAAGGTAAAATGTCTGCTGCTTACTGGGCAGACAAAGTTAAATGGTAAACAATAATAAATAAAAAATGGATAAGTCAAGAAAAAGAATCTCACAAGATTACGCAAGAAACGCTATTGTAGATGGAGACACCAAGGCAGGTAGATACGAAAAAAAGATGGCAGTAAAAGAAGCTGCTGGAGAAGGACCTTCTATGAAGTCTGAAATTTACATGGCAGGAACTTCTATGGGTTCTGGCAAAATGTCAAAAAGCGGTATTATGCAGTGTGGAAGCTGTATAGGCAAGCATATGAAAGGTAACAGTGGTATTAATATGAGTGCTGACCTTAAGTATATGCCAATTATAGACAGAGAAAAAAATGCAATGAAAAAAGGCGATAGGTAGTATGGGGTTTAAGTTATCTAATCCACCATATAAGAACGAACCAACCCCAGTCTATGAATTAGACTTGGGGCCTGGCGTTCTTGGGCAGAGTAATAACAACGGCACTATCATAATAAATGATAAGCTAGACCCTAAGTTTCACGATGAGGTTATTGGACATGAAGAAGTTCATATTAATCAAATGGCTAGAGGAGACTTAGATTATGACGACAAGAACATTTACTGGAAGGGAAAGTCTTACTCAAAAAAAAATGCTAAGATAGCTATGGCTAGTCCTGCAAATTCTCCTTGGGAAAAAGAAGCCTACAGTAAGTCTAAGACTAAATATAAAGATAAAAAATACAATGTCTAAAAAATTTAAGGATACAAAGTTAGGTGCATTTTTAGGTAATGCTGCACCACACATATTAGAGGTAGCTGGAGATTTACTTCCAGATGCTGGTGTGTTAGGTATTGTAAAGAACCTCATTGAAAAAGATGATAAAATTAAACCTGAGGATAAGAAGGTAGCTTTAGCAAAGACAAAAGAAATGTATGAGCTAGAAGTTAAAGACAGAGACTCAGCAAGAAGTAGAGAGGTTGAAGTTAAGAAAACAGGTAGTAAGGATATAATGATGATGCTGACAGGTATTGTTGGATTGTTGTCGTTTATGTTTATTATATACGCAGTAGTTTACGAGGAGGGTGTTTTACACAACGAGCTGTTCGTTCACTTGATGGGTATGGTAGAGGGTGTGGTAATATCTAACATTTTTGCATACTATTACGGGTCATCAGCAGAAAAATAGTAAAAAGTAAGTAATTATAAAAAGAGTAAGAATCAAATTTAATTTAATATGAACAGAATTACAGATGAAGAGCTAGAGCTTATCAGAGAGCAACAAACAAAAATTTCTCAAATTAAACAAGACATCGGAACACTAGAACTTAGGAAGCACGAGGTTATGGGCGTAATGCTTGATGTAAATCAAGAAGTCGAAGAAACAAAAACCACACTAGAAGAAAAGTATGGTCGTGTAAACATTAACCTTGATGACGGGACTTATACCGAAGTTGAGGAAGAAGAATCTAAGTAATGAGTAGTGTTATAAGAAAAATCAGCATAGGGTCTGATTACAAGAATGAAGCAATGCATTATTCTGTTGGGCAACAAGTATATGGTGGTCACGAAATATCTGATATTCTCCTTGACGAGAAAGATAACTCTTATAACATTTATATTCAAAAAAATAAGGAGACATTGCCGTGGAAGAAGTTCAACTCTAATATGGCAATATCTGTTGAATATGACTTGCAGTATTAATGAAAAGTATTCACGATTTTATCGTAAAACCTATAGAGGGTCGATACAATAATACTGTTAAGGTTGACGAGGTTGACCTTATAGTCAATACAAGAATTGAGGAATTTAAAAGCGTGAGTAAAGTTGCCGAAGTGGTGGCTTTACCATTAGCTATAAAAACTAACATAAAAGTTGGGGATAAAATCATAGTACACCACAACGTATTTAGAAGATTCTATGACATTAGAGGAAACGAAAAGAATAGTAGGAGTTTTATTAAAGAAGATATGTATGCTTGTTCACCTGAGCAGATATACCTGTATGGAGCAAATAAGACTCATCTTGATTATTGTTTCGTAAAGCCAGTAGAAAACGATAGTATATTTTCTTTAACAAAAGAAAAGCCACTTGTAGGATTTCTAAAGTATGGAAACAAAGGACTAACTAACTTAGGGATAAACAAAGGAGACCTTGTTTCGTTTAGACCAACATCTGAGTTTGAGTTTGTTATAGATGGAGAATTATTATATTGTATGAAATTAATTAATATCGTTGGTAGTTATGAAGGTAAAGGAGATGAAAGAGAGTATAATCCTAGCTGGGCAAAAAGCAGTTGTTGAACTGATTAAAGTTGCTGAAGAAGCTATTATAGACTCAGGAGATGACATAACAGCAGATAGATTGAAAAATGCAGCAGCAACTAAAAAACTTGCAATATTTGACGCATTTGAAATACTACAACGCATAGAAAATGAAAAAAATTTGTTAGAAAACAAACCAAAAGAAGAAACTAAAAAGAAAGAGTTTAGAGGGTTTGCTGAAGGAAGGGCTAATACTAATTAGTATGTACGAGCAAAGTTTATACAAGGTATTAGACAACTACATAAAACCATCTACTCTAAAGAAAAAAAATAATGATAAGTCTTGGAAGTACGGGTACGATGAGGATTTTGATGTTATTGTAATAAGTAAAACAGGTAAGATAGGAGAGATTTATGAAATACAAAATCTTAAGATAGCATTACCTGCTGAGTTTGAAACTCATAACTTTAAAGATAAAAAGTGGTCTCATACAGAATATCCAAAAGAATTAGCTAGAATAAAAACAATCTTTGATTGGAAGGAATACCCTGAAGATTTTAAAGAACAATGGTACGATTATATTGAGAAAGAATTTGAAAGAAGAGAAAATGGATTTTGGTTTAGTAATAAGGGTAGTTCTACTTACATTACTGGCTCTCATTATATGTACTTGCAATGGTCAAAAATTGACGTTGGACAACCAGACTTTAGAGAATCAAATAGATTATTCTATATATTCTGGGAAGCTTGCAAGGCAGACACAAGGTGCTTTGGAATGTGTTACCTTAAAAATAGACGGAGTGGATTCTCCTTTATGTCTTCAGGAGAGACAGTCAACCTTGCTACGATATCAGTTGATTCCAGATATGGAATACTTTCAAAGTCAGGGCCTGATGCAAAGAAAATGTTTACCGATAAGGTTGTACCAATCTCAGTCAACTATCCGTTCTTCTTTAAGCCCATACAAGATGGTATGGACAGACCAAAGACTGAACTTGCATATAGAGTGCCAGCATCAAAGTTTACAAGAAAGAAACTTGACTCTAATGAGCAGCAAGAAGATATCAAAGGGTTGGATACTACTATTGATTGGAAGAATACAGGTGACAACTCCTATGATGGAGAAAAACTAAAGCTACTTGTACACGATGAATCAGGTAAGTGGGAGAGACCAAGCAACATACTAAACAACTGGAGGGTTACAAAAACCTGCTTAAGACTAGGTAGTAGGATAATAGGTAAATGTATGATGGGTTCAACATCTAACGCTTTAGATAAGGGAGGAGAAAACTTTAAAAAACTTTACTATGCATCAGACGTTACGAGAAGAAACAGCAATGGACAGACTGCTTCAGGACTATATTCTTTGTTCATACCTATGGAATGGAACTACGAGGGATACATTGATTCTTATGGACTACCTGTCTTTGACACTCCAGAAAAAGCGGTTAAAGACCCTTACGGAAATTTAATTAAACTAGGGGTAATAGAGTACTGGGACAATGAAGTAGAAGGACTAAAAGGAGACCAGGATGGATTAAATGAATTTTATAGACAGTTTCCAAGAACAGAGCAACACGCTTTTAGAGATGAAGCTAAAGAATCTATATTTAATCTAGCAAAAATATACCAACAGATAGACCACAATGAAGGAATGAAGTCTAGTTCATTAGTAACTAAAGGAAACTTTCAGTGGGAGAATGGAATTAAAGATACAAGGGTAGTTTTTATGCCAAACTCAAACGGTAGGTTTCATATAACTTGGATTCCTCCTGTTTCTTTACAAAACAGAATTGTCTCTAAAGGTGGAATAAATTATCCAGGCAATGAGCATTTAGGTGCTTTTGGATGTGACCCTTACGACATATCAGGAACAGTAGACAAGAGAGGTTCTAATGGGTCCTTACACGGGTTAACAAAATTTAGTATGGAAGATGCTCCAAGTAATCACTTATTTTTAGAGTACATTGCAAGGCCTCAGACAGCAGAGATATTTTTTGAGGATGTATTAATGGCTTGCGTATTTTACGGTATGCCAATACTAGTAGAGAATAACAAACCAAGACTATTGTATCACTTTAAAAATAGAGGGTATAGAGGATACTCAATGAATAGACCCGATAAAAAGTATACAAGACTATCAGTAACAGAGAGAGAGATTGGTGGAATACCTAACTCTAGTGAGGATATAAAACAGGCACACGCTGCTGCAATAGAAACATATATAGAAGAGCTTGTAGGAATATTAGGTGATGATGAAATGGGGGATGTGTACTTTCAAAGAACTCTAGAAGATTGGGCAAGGTTTAATATAAACAATAGGACATCACACGATGCATCTATAAGCTCAGGATTAGCCATTATGGCTTGTAACAAAAATCGTTACGCACCGATAAACAGGGTAGCAATAAAAAATATAAATTTAGGGTTTAAGAGATACGACAACTCTGGAAGTTATTCAAAAATAAGAAATTAAATGAACGTAAGCGCAAATCCAAACAGTGTATTTCCTAGCCAAGTTGTTAGTGACGCAGAAAAATCAAGCCTTGAATATGGAAGGCAAGTTGCCCAAGCTGTAGAATCGGAGTGGTTTAACCAAGGAGGCTATGGGAATAGATTTGCTACAAATTTTAATCACTTTAATAGTTTAAGATTATACGCAAGGGGAGAACAACCAGTTCAAAAATATAAAGATGAGCTTGCTATAAACGGAGACCTCTCTTATTTAAATCTAGATTGGAAACCCGTACCTGTAATTTCAAAGTTTGTAGATATCGTTACAAACGGTATGACAGAAAAAAAATATGAGATTAGTGCTTACGCACAAGACCCTGAATCAATAAAGAAAAGAACTGACTACGCTTCTGCTTTAATGGAAGATATGGCAGCAAAAGAGCAACTATTAAAACTTAAAAACAATTTAGGTATAGATGCTTTCAATACTAGCAATCCAGAAGAATTACCTCAGTCTAAAGAAGAGTTATCTCTTCATATGCAACTTGACTATAAGCAATCAATTGAAATAGCAGAAGAAGAGGTTATAAATCAAGTACTTGCTAAAAATAAGTTTGATGAAATAAGAAAAAGATTTAACTACGACTTAACTGTTATAGGTATAGGGGCTGTCAAAACAACTTGGAATAAAGCTAATGGGGTAAAGGTAGAATACTGCGACCCTGCAAACTTAGTTTACTCATACACTGAAGACCCTAACTTTGAAGACATATATTATATTGGAGAGGTTAAGGGTGTTACAATACCTGAGCTTAAAAAACAATTCCCTAATATACCTCAAGAAGAACTAAAAAGAATTGAGGAGATGCCAGGCAATAGAGACCGTATAACTGGATGGAAAGGATATGATGAAAACACAGTTCAAGTTTTGTATTTTGAGTACAAGACTTATAACAATCAAGTATTTAAAATAAAAACAGGACTAAACGGATTAGAAAAAGTTATACAAAAGTCAGACGACTTTAATCCACCTGAAAACGATACATTTAAAAAAGTATCAAGAAGTATAGAGGTCCTTTATTGTGGGGCTAAAGTTCTTGGAACAAACACTATGTTAAAGTGGGAGTTGTCTGAAAATATGACAAGACCTTTTGCTGACACAACTAAGGTTGAGATGAACTATGTTCTTTGTGCGCCAAGAATGTACAACGGAAGGATTGAATCCGTTGTAAGTAAGATTACAGGGTTTGCCGATATGATTCAAATTACACATTTGAAGCTACAGCAAGTTATGACAAGGATGGTCCCTGACGGAGTTTTCTTAGATGTTGACGGTTTAGCAGAAGTTGATTTAGGAAACGGAACTAACTACAATCCAGCAGAAGCTCTTAGTATGTACTTCCAGACAGGTAGTGTTTTAGGTAGGTCTATGACACAAGATGGAGAATTGAACAGAGGCAAGGTTCCAATTCAAGAGCTTACAAGCTCAAGCGGAGGTGCTAAGATACAGTCTTTAATACAGACATATCAGTACTACTTACAAATGATAAGAGATGTTACAGGATTAAACGAGGCGAGAGATGGTTCTGCTCCAGCTAAAGATGCACTCGTAGGACTTCAAAAGATGGCCGCTAATCAATCCAATGTAGCAACAAGACATATACTTCAAGCAAGTTGTTATTTAACGCTTAGAGCCTGCGAAAATATATCTATGAGAATTGCTGATTCCTTACAGTTTGCTTTAACGGCTAACTCTCTTAAGAACAGTATTACTATTTTTAATGTAGAAACATTAAAAGAAATATCTAATTTAAATTTACATGACTTTGGAATATTTTTTGAGTTAGAGCCTGATGATGAGGAGAAAGCGCAATTAGAGCAGAACATTCGAGATGCTTTAAAGATGGGAGGAATAAACCTTGAGGACGCTATTGACATAAGGAGGATAAAAAATCTTCAACTTGCAAATGAAATGCTTAAGGATAAAACAAAAAAGAAAATTCAACAAGCACAACAAGCACAACAAGCAAATATACAAGCTCAAAGTCAAGCTAATGCACAAGCATCTGAAGCTGCTGCAATGGCTGAAACTCAAAAGCAACAAGTAATAACAGCAGAAAAAATTAGTATTGAGCAAGCTAAATCTCAGTTTGAAATAGAAAGAATGCAAGCAGAGGCTGAAATAAAAAGAGGTCTTATGTCTGAAGAGTTTAACTTTAATATGAAACTAGCTCAGATTAGAGCAAATGCTGAAATTTCAAAAGAACAAGATATTGAAGATAGAAAAGATAAAAGAATAAAAATACAAGGGACTCAGCAATCTGAACTGATTGACCAAAGAAAAAATAACTTATTACCGAAAAACTTTGAAAGTTCAGGTAATGATGTATTAGGGGGAATTGGATTAGACGAGTTTAACCCAAAATAAATAGAATTTTTTAATTTATATTATATTATATTATGTCAGAAGAAGTAAAACAAGAAGGAGACTTTAAAATAAAAAGTAAACCTAAAATGAAAAAGTTTAATAAGGAAACCGAAACTATTAAAGTGGATTTATCCGATAATAAAAAAGTTGAGGAAGAAGTTATTAAAGTTAACTTAAAAGAAGAAGATGCCAATAAAAAGCAAGAAGCAACAAACGTGGCTACAGATAAACCAGCCGAAATTGTACCAGAAGTGGAAGCAGAAGTATCATCAGGGGAAAGCCCCGTTCAAAATGAGGGGTTTGCTGGCATCCAAGAAATAACTGGAGAAGAAGTAAAAGAAGAAGTAATAGAAGTTACTAAAGAAATAAAGGAAGCAATTAGAGATGAACGTGTTTCAGGAAAGCCACTTCCTGAAAATATTGAAAAACTTGTTTTATTTATGGAAGAAACAGGTGGCAATGTTGAAGACTATGTTAGATTAAATGCTGACTACAGTAATGCAAATAAAGATACATTATTAAAAGAGTACTATAAAAAAAGTAAACCGCATCTTGATGATGACGAGATTAATTTCCTTTTAGAAGATAAATTTTCGTATGACGAAGACTTAGATGAAGAAAGAGATATACGCAAGAAAAAGCTTGCGTTCAAAGAAGAGGTTCAAGAAGCCAAAAACTTTTTAGAAGACTTGAAGGGTAAATATTACGATGAGATTAAGTTAAGACCAGGCGTAACCCAAGAGCAACAAAAAGCAACGGAGTTCTTTAACCGATACAACGAAGAGAAAAGCTTAAAGAGCCAAAAGCACGACAGGTTTAAAAAGGCTACATCTGAAATGTTCAACAACGACTTCAAAGGTTTTGATTTCGAGGTTGGAGAAAAAAAATTCAGGTATGGTGTTAATAATCCAACAAGTCTTGCTGACAAACAATCTGAACTTTCTAACATAATCGGGAAGTTCCTGAATAACAAGGGAGAAATTTCAGACCACAAAGGTTACCACAAAGCTATGTATGCTGCGTCTAACGTAGACAAGATTGCAGGTCACTTTTATGAGCAAGGTAAAGCCGATGCTGTTAAGGAGGTTGTGAATGGTTCAAAGAATCTATCAGACCAACCGAGGCAGACTTCTGGTGATAGCGTGTTTATAAATGGGATTAGAGTTAAGTCTGTAAGCGGAGCGGACTCTTCAAAATTAAAAATTAAAAAAACAAACTTTAAAAATTAAAAAAAAATGGGACAATTTATTCCAAGCTCAAAGGACCCTCTAGGGGACTTTAATTTAAGTCCGATGCCTACTAAAAGTGCATCACCTTTTAATTACATTGATTTTACTGGAGAAACAGGTGGAAACTTTGCACAACAATACCTACCAGAGATTTACGAAGCTGAAGTAGAGCGATACGGAAACAGAACTCTATCAGGATTTTTAAGAATGGTAGGTGCTGAAATGCCAATGACTTCTGACCAAGTTGTATGGTCTGAGCAAAACAGATTGCATATTGGGTATAAACTAGCTACTGTTACGGTAGCAACTGGCGTTATTGCTTTACCAACGAATGGTGACGATGGAAAGGCTACTAAAAATGCTATCAGAGCAAAAAATACTATTGTATTACAAGCTACTGCTGGTACAGGTGTAGGGACAACTATTACTGCTTATGTTAGTGTTGTTGATGGACTTAACGTAACTGTTCTTCCTTATACTGCTGCTAATTTAGCAGGTGCTGGATTTGCAGATGACTCAATATTTAGCTTATTTGTTTATGGTTCTGAATTTGCTAAAGGAACAAATGGAATGACAGGTTCTTTAGAAGCTTCTTTCACTCAGTTTAGCAACAAGCCAATTATCATTAAGGACAATTATGAAATTAATGGTTCTGATGCTGCACAAATTGGATGGGTTGAAGTTGCTGCTGAAGACGGAACAAACGGATACTTATGGTATTTGAAGTCTGAAGGAGAAACAAGATTACGTTTCCAAGATTACTTAGAGATGGCAATGGTAGAAGGTGAGCTTGCTACAAACGCTGCTGTTAAGACTGCTGTAGGAAATCAAGATTCTGCTGGTACTGAAGGTCTTTTTGCTGCTATTACTGCAAGAGGTAACGTATACCAAAACTATGCAAGTGGTGCTGGTAAAGATGGTGCTGGACAAAGAAGTGCTTTAGCTGACTTTGATTTAATTCTTCAAAATCTTGACAAGCAAGGAGCTATTGAAGAGAATATGTTATTCTTAGACAGAGCTACTGCTTTAGACTTTGATGATATGTTAGCTGCACAAAATTCTTACGGAGCGGGTGGTACATCTTACGGTGTATTTGAAAACTCTGCGGAAATGGCATTGAACTTAGGATTTGACGGTTTCAGAAGAGGTTCTTATGACTTCTACAAGACTGACTGGAAATACTTAAACGATGCTACGACTCGTGGTTTAGTTGACAATATTGAAGGTGTATTAGTTCCTGCTGGAACAAGTACAGTGTACGACCAAATGTTAGGTACTAACATCAGACGACCATTCTTACACGTACGTTACAGAGCTTCTGAAGCTGACGATAGAAGAATGAAGTCTTGGATTACAGGTTCTGTAGGTGGTGCTGCAACTAGTGATGAGGATGTAATGAGAGTTAACTTTTTATCTGAAAGATGTTTAGTTACTCAAGCTGCTAACAACTTTGTGTTATTCACAAAATCTGCATCATAACAGCAATCAATTATTACTTGGGGTCGCAAATTGCGGCTCCAAGTTTTATTTATTTTTTTTATTAAATTTTATTATATTATGGCTACAAAAGCAAAAGAAAAGACTACCGAAAATTGGGAGTCTAAAGACAGGTTGTACTACCTTAAAAATGGGGTATCACCATTGACATTTACATTATCAAGCAAGCATTCACAAAGACATCCATTGATGTATTTTGATGAGGAATTAGGTTATGAAAGAGAGCTTAGGTATGCAACAAACCAAGTATCTCCATTTGTTGATAAGCAAACAGGGCCAGCAACATTAGCGCACATTGTTTTTCACAACGGGGTGTTGATGGTTCCTAAACAAAAACAAAATTTACAAAAACTTTTATCATTATATCACCCTCTAAGAAAAAATTTATATGCAGAGCAAGACGAAGTTGCTGAAGCAGTAAACCAGTTAGAAGATATTGAACTGGAAATTGAAGCATTAAATTTAGCTTTACAATTAGATGTTGACCACGCTGAGGCAATATTAAGAACTGAATTAGGTAGTGCTGTATCTAAAATGAACAGTAAAGAACTTAAACGAGATTTAATGCTACTTGCTAAAAGCAATCCAGCGTTGTTTATAAGTCTTGCACACGATGAAAACGTGGAGCTTAGAAGCTTTGGTATTAGAGCAGCGGAATCAGGGATTATTATATTGTCTTCTGACCAAAAAACATTCAAGTGGGCCACTAACGGCAAAAAGTTAATGGAAGTTCCATTTGACGAACATCCATACTCAGCATTAGCTAGTTGGTTTAAAACTGACGAGGGGATGTTAGTATACAAAAGTATAGAGAAAAAATTCTCTTAATATGTAACTATATTTACAGGGGTAGGTCAACTTCGGTTGGCCTATTTTTGTAAATAAAACAAAACATCAATATGGCAATAAATATAAATACGGTATATAAGACTGTGTTGCTAATACTTAACAAAGAGGAAAGAGGCTACGTTACTCCAGATGAGTTTAATAGAATTTCTAATCAAGTTCAATTAGAAATATTTGAACAATACGGAGATGACTTAAACCAACAGTTAAGAGTTCCTCAAAGCGATACAGATTACGCAGACAGGATTGCTAATATTGATGAAAAGATTTCAATATTTAAAACATTTGGTGGCACAACGTATAATGCAAATGTTCCATCTGACACATACTTTGAATTAAAAGAAGCGGGCAATGACTTGCCAATTTACAGACTAGGGACTGTAACGTACAAAGACCAAGTAGAACTACAAAGACTTCAAAGAATGGAGTTCTACAACATTCAAAAATCTCCTCTAACAAAATCTACAGAATCATTTCCAACGTACTTACTTGAGAACAATAGGCTTTATGTAAAGCCAAGCACAATAACATCTTTAATAGGTGTTAGTTACTTAAGAATACCTTCTGAACCTAGATGGGGATACTATGTTGGCAGTGTTGGGCAATACATATACGACAGTAATGCTTATAACATAACATCTATAAATACAGGACCTAACTCACTAATAAACAGTTTAATTAGTGGTGTTTCAGATTATCCTACAGATGGAATTTATAGAGGAATTGTTAATTCAACTGCTGGATGGAACTCTTTTGGCCCAGGGTCTGGGTTAGATATTTCAATTACAATATCAAATGGGACTGTTTTAAGTATAGGAGTTAATGCACCAGGAATAAACTACCTTCCAGCAGGAGGTCAACAAATAACTGTATCAGGTTCCGTGTTTAAGAACTCAGCACCATTTCCTGGTTCTGTTGAAATACTTTTACAGGAATCAGACTTTAATGGTAACAGTACATATGGCTCTACCCAAATTGAACTTGATGTTTCAGAGCAAACTAACTTTATACTTAGAACATTGTTTTATTTTGGTGTTGTTATAAAAGACCCACAGATTATACAGGTTGCTGCAAGCCAAGTACAAAGAGATGAAATAAACGAAAAAAGCTAATAATATATGTCAAATCCAAATGGTGGTTTAATCACCGAAACTAATGCACAATACTACGCTGGACAGCAGTCTTTTGTTGGGGATGGAAGTACACGAATTTTCGTATCTACATTTAATACTAATTTAATTGCAACAGTAACAGGTGTCTCTAATACAAACTTTTCTGTAACAGTTAATGGAACTCTTGTAACTGATTATACCTTATCTGCAACAGATACAATTACATTTACGGTAGCACCTATTAATAATGCAGAGATTATTATTAATCTTATAGAGACTGCAATAGAAGGAAATTACGGAGGGTATCAGTACACATCATTGAATGATGTTATTAATAACTTTATGGTTGCTTACGTTGGTGCAGGTAAACTTATACTAAGTGCTAAGAGAACTGACATAATATTTCACGCAAAACGTGGGATGCAAGAATTTAGTTATGACACATTAAGAACTATTAAGTCTCAAGAGCTAACCATATCTCCAAGTCTAACTGCGGTTATACCGCAAGACTATGTAAATTACGTTAGATTATCTTGGATTGATGATTCGGGGGTAAAAAGAATCATATACCCAAACACAAACCTTACGATAAACCCAGCACAAGCTCCTGAGCAAGATTCAACAGGACAGATAGTTCAAGACAACTTGGAAGAGAACGTAGGTACAGACCCACCACAAACAGTGGAAAGATGGAGAACTGCTGACGATAAAAAAATAACAGGACTATTTAATGCAGGCTCTGTTGATGCAGGGCTTGACATTGATGGTATTAATATTGGTAGCCTATATTGGGGAGGAGCTTATGGGCAAAGATATGGCTTAGACCCTGTTTTAACTCAAAGTAATGGATGGTTTGGAATTGACGAAGTAAGAGGGGTGTTTACATTCTCAAGTAATTTAAAGGGTCGTCTAATCGCTATAGAGTACATCTCAGATGGTTTGGCTTACGACTTGGATACTAGAGTCCCAAAGATGATAGAAGACGCTATGTATGCCCATATAAGCCACGCAATTATTTCTACAAGAATTAACCAACCTGAGTACATCGTTAATAGATTAAAAAGAGAGAGAAGTGCAAAGCTAAGAAACGCTAAAATAAGATTGTCTAATATTAAACTAGGTGAGCTTACGCAGCTTATGAGAGGTAAATCTAAATGGATAAAATAATATAATATGCCAGAAGTTAAAAATATATTTGTCGGGGCTAAGATGAACAAAGACCTTAACCCAAGGATGATATCAAACCAAGAATACGTAGACGCAAGAAACGCAGCAATAATAAATTCTGAGGGAAGTAATTCGGGTCTATTACAGAATGTTAGTGGTAACACAATAGAAACAGATTTTGGACTAACAGGTGTTAATTTAGAAATAATTGGTTTTTACATAGATAGCACAAACAATAGAATTTTTGCTTTTATAACTGACTGGAACGACACATCATCTGATGGACTTTCTCGCTACGCTCCATCAACATCAAGTCACTACATTTGCTTATATGACCTTAACTCGTCTCAGGGAACTGTTTTGGTTAGTGGAAGCTTTTTAAACTTTGCAAAAAATAATAGAATACTTGGTATCAACTTGTTAGAAAACTTACTGTTTTTTACAGACGATAGAAATCAACCAAGAAAAATAAATGTAAATAGTGCTATTGAAAACGCTAACGCAAGAGCTGGCGGTGCTACTTATGTTTACTACTTAAAAGAAGAAGATATATCTGTTTCTAGGTACTACCCTTGGGAGCCGCTTAGTTTTTTAAAGAACGAAGAAACAGAAGTTCCTTATGCCTTACAATTAAACTCAAATTTAAAAATAATTAATACAGTTAATGTAATTGGGGCTGGTGTTGTAGGGTATCCAATAACTGTATATACAGGCTCTGGAAATGGGGCTACTTTGGAAGTTTTTTTTACTAATGAATGGGTTAGTAGAGTTACTGTAATTACTTCTGGAGGCCAAGGGTTTAAAGAAGGAGATACGGTAACTATATCTAGTATTACAGGTCTTACATTAGAAAATCCTATTGTATTAAAAGTGTTAAAAGATAACATTCAAAAAGAGTCTACACTTAAAGATGTTACATCTAAAAACCTTCCATTAACTATTACGGCTGTAGCAATAGCCCCTATATCGTCAACTTCTTTTACAACTGCAATTGCTGTTAACAATAATTTCGTAGGCGCAACAATATCAGTAGTTAATAATAATGGGCAAGAAAGATTTAATGCTTTATCAGGTGTAACTATAACTGCGATATCAGCAGATGGAAAAACAATAACGCATACATCAACATCAAATATCTCTCCTACCGACATAGTTACTATTGGGGCAAACCCTTATTATAGTAATACATTTAATGGAGATTCTAATTTCACATCTGATAAGTTTATAAGATTTAGCTACAGGTTTAAGTACGACAACAATGAATATTCTTTATCTGCACCATTCTCTCAGATTGCATTTATACCAAATCAAGATGGTTATTTTTTAGATAAAGTTAGTGTTCCAACTAGAATAGAAGATGATGAAGCAGAATCAGATGAAAACAATGCGGTAAAAAGTACTATCATTAGCTTTTTTGAAAATAAAATAAATCAAGCTCAGTTAATTATACCCCTGCCAGAAAATATAACAGATGGGTTATCTTTGATTAATATTTTAAAGGTTCAAGAAATAGATATTTTATACAAAGAGTCAGACAAAACGTCTATTCAAGTCTTAGATACTATATCTAATTTAGATTTAAGACTAGAAGAGTTTGACACTATTGCGTACACATATTCATCTCAATCACCTGTAAAAACATTACCAACAAATAATTCTACTAGGGCTTCTGACAAAACACCTATCAGAGCTAAAGCTCAAGAAGTCGCTGGTAATAGAATAATTTATGGTAATTACCTAGTTAGAACGGCAAGACCAAACTCAATAAACTATATCGCTACGACTAGCGAAAAAAATAAATTAGGTATCTTTAATTCTTTTAGTGAGCTAGAGTACCCAAATAGCGTATTAAAACAGAATAGGTCTTATAAGGTAGGTATTGTTTTAGCGGATAAATTTGGTAGACAATCGGATGTTATTACGTCCGAAAACTCTACGGTGTATTGTGAGTATAGAAATACTCCAGGAGACTTTATAACTAATTCTGCTACTGAAAAAAGCATTTACAGAGGAAGCTCTTTAAAGGTAGACTTCATCTCTAAAATACCAGAGTTGCTAGAAGTTCCAGGGTATGCAGGATTATATAGTAACACAAATCCTTTAGGTTGGTATACCTACAAGGTTGTTGTTCAGCAAAAGGAACAAGACTACTATAATGTGTTTCTACCAACAATCTTAAATAACCATCCTCAAAAAAATACAAATGCTGACGGAGAACCACCAATCCCAGTACCTATAAAATCAGAAAGCACAGCATTTATAACTTTATTTTCAGACAACATAAACAAGGTTCCTAGAGACTTAAAAGAAGTTGGGGCGCAAGACTTGCAGTTTTCAAGTTCTGTAAATTTATTCGGCAGGGTTTATAACACTACTTTTACTAACTTAATCCCAACATCTAGGCAGTTTATTCCAAATACAACACCTGACAAGGTTACATTAATAGGTACTAGAAATGAAATTGGCTTAGATGAAATGATAAATGGAGACCCATATAGTGTCTCCCCATTTTATAGTATTCCATCAGTGGGTGTTGGTCCTGTTTTGTCAAGTAAAACAGGTGCAAACCCATACATTGGAGAAGTTGCAACAACAAAAAGAATAGGTGCAATTGGAGGAGGTGGAGTTTCAACTGATACAGTGAATACTTCCCAAGTTTCCTTTAGTTCAATAAGGCTTAATGTTTATGAAACAGCTCCAGTAGAATCTAATTTAGATATATTTTACGAAACAGGAACATCGGGTCTAATATCTGAGCTAAATCAATCAATAGATACAGTTACAACTCAATTAATTCCAAACTCTATAGATGGGTGGTCTTTTGATTTAAGTGAATCAACCCCTCCTAATACCGTTATAAGTCTAAACTCTTTTGACATATTAACTGCTCAAGGATTATCTTTGTCTGAAAAATCTTTAAACGATGCAAATATAACTTTAACAGGGAAAATTGTTAATGTTATTAACGGTGTTGATAAATCTGTTTTTTCCAATAATCTTTTTGTATTAGAACAAGATAATAGTAAAAAATTTAAAATTAAAACTGGACCAAATGCAAACTTTGTATTTATAAGAAATAGTTCTAAGGTTGATAATTGGAAATTTGTCTTTGAGTTTACAATAGTAGATACATCAATAGTAAAATTAGAAAATCAAAAAACATCTGTAAATATAATACAAGATTATGGATTAAGTGCATTAAAAAATGTTTTCCCTATTCTTGTAAGTCCAATTACATCAATTGTTAAATATAAATTAGATTGGGTTTGGCAATATTATATTAATCAAAACAATCAAGGAGATTATAGATGGATAGACCCAAACGGCCAAGATGAATACAGATTAAATTTTGAAATAACTACAACAGCTTTATTTGGAGGGAATAGCTTAGATTTTACTGATATAGGCGAATTGGTTGTTAAAAATGGAGCAATTAGCAATAATTTGTTTACAGAAGGAATATCTTATATTTTAGACTCAATTTGGTTCTGGGATGAATGGAGAACAAGTCCACCTCCACCACAAGCCGATGCCCCCTCTAAATGGGTAGACTTAACAAATCAATCATACATACAAAAAATAAGAGATTCTTCAGGAGGAAGTAATATCACAACACCTAGCACTATAGCATATGGGCCTAATACATTTAGGTTAGAACCATTTGGAAATAACAATGTTTCAATCCAAGCCTCAAAACCTCTTTTAAAATATATAAACAGAACACAATTTACGCCTGTAGGAGAAACAAAAGATACTGTTTATAAATTAATATTTAAAATTAGAGATTCTTCAAATTCAACAACAAATAATTATGGCGCACAAAGCGAAGGGTGGAATAAAATATCTGTATACGTGCGAGTTAATGGGTATAATAATAAAATTATAAGAGGCACAGGAACAAGACCTCCACTTTAATATGATAAGTTAATATAAAAAAATGGGATTTTTAAAAGAAATATTATACTTTAATTCTTTTTTAGTAAAGAAAGTTGTAGAAAATAAACTTAACAACACTGCTGGAAAGGCTACTTGGCCCGCTCTTCCTTGGAATCCAGTGGGGTATCCGAAGTTTCCTTTGTTAGCATCGGCCAATCATAACGATGTATCTTGGTATATTGAAGAGTCAAGGATAAGGGGTGGATACAACAATAAACAGGTAGATTTTGGAGCAAAAGCTTATATAACAGAGTCTGAAGATTCTGAGTTAAGGCTTATTAATGGATTAATATACTCTGGAATATACAACTCTAGAACTGGAGTCAACGAAACAAATGTTTTTTCTACAGCAGAGAACATAACAAAAGAGGTTGACCCTAGATATGGTGCAATACAAAAGCTTTACACAACAGACACTAACTTAATAATTTTTCAAGAAGATAAAGTTAGCAATGCTTTAGTTGACAAAGACGCTATTTTTACAGCAGACGGAAATCCTGCACTTACAGCATCACAGCTTGTATTAGGGCAAATAAACCAATACTCAGGAGAGTATGGTATAAGTGACAACCCTGAATCTTTTGCTTTTAAAGGTAGTAGGATGTATTTCTCAGACAAAAATAGAGGAGCAATAATGAGGCTTTCAAGAGATGGTCTTACAGAAGTAAGTAGTTATGGTATGAGAGACTACTTCCGTGATACGTTATCAAACATATCTGAAAACTTACAAACTACTCAAATTGAGTTGACAGTAGAGGCTTTTTTAACAAACACATTGACATTGTCAAATTTAGACGAGGCTAATAACACTTTTGATAGGGTTCAATACGGAATGTCTTTGTCTGGGGATGGTATACTTCCAGCAGGGCTATATATTATAAACGTAGATAAAGTAAACAAAACAATAACACTAAGCGATACTATAACATCAACTATTAATATAGGCTCTACCGTAATACTTTCTAGCTCCGTAATGGATAGGATTGTGGGTGCGTATGACAACTATTATGATAAGTACGTTGTGTCTATGCAAAATTGGGAATTAACATCTTACTCTTACGAAACTCTTTCTTTTAACGAAAGCAATAACGGATGGACTAGCTTTTGGGATTACGACCCAAGTTTTGGTGGTACACTAAACAACTCTTATTACACAACAAAAGGAGCTTCTTTATGGAAACATTACGATGAGAGTGTAATTAATAATAGAGGGACTTTTTATAAAACGTATTATCCAACATCTGTTGAGTTATCATTCAATCCAATGGTGTCTGTATCTAAAAACTTTCAAACAATTAACTACGAAGGGACTAACGGTTGGCAGGTTGATTATTTCTTATCAGACCCAACAGAGACATTACTTTTAAACACTTCAAATAACTCATACAAAGACGAATCTTCTTCAATTAAAAGTTATAATGAAGGAGTTTATTTGGATGCAGGAATTACTCATAGAGTTGGATTTAACTTAAAAGGAAACAAATATTTTGCTAACTTAGTAAACAAAGGAGTTTTATCTAATAATTTAAATATTCCTCAAGGTCTTCCAGGACAAGTTTTACCAGGAAATAGTATGAGTGGAATAAAGGGGTTCTACTCTACAGTAAAAATAAGTACAGATAACACAACAGACTTAGGTGGTCAAAAGAATTTATTTGCGGTATCATCAAATTTTGTAAAATCTTAAAAAAATAAAATAATATGGCAGCAGCAGCAATAGCATCAGGAGTTGTAGGTTTAGCGGGAGTTGGAATTAAATTATACAGCTCAATTAAAACTTACGAATCAATGAGAGACCAAGCATCAGACGATGCAGCACACGCAACTCAAATGCGAGAGAAATTAATTCAATTAGAAAATTCTAGGCAAGATGTAACAAATCCTTTTGCAAATATTGGAGTAGCAACACAGGCTGCCGAGATTCAAATAGAGCAAACAGACATTGCTTTAGCTAACACCTTAGATGCAATTAGAGCAACTGGCGGTGCGGCTGGTGGTGCTACTGCACTCGCACAAGCTGCATTGCAAAGTAAAAAAGATGTATCTGCAAATATAGAGCAACAAGAAGCAGCTAATGAAAAAATGAGGGCAGAAGGAGAATTGTATGCTTTCAATGCTAGAGAAAGAAGAGAGGAGGGTCAGCTTGATAGACAAGCGGATTTAACTGACCAAGCAAATGCTCAAGAAAGAGCATCTAAGAATAATCAAGTACTAGCTCAACAAGCTATAGGAGACTTAGCAGCAGAAGGCCTTATGGGAGGAGCTTATGGTTTAAGCTCTATGGGTTCTAAATAATAAAAATATAAAAATATGAGCTATAGAAATCCAAGTTTAAAAGTAGATACAAGTTTAGGAGATGCTTTTATTAAACAGATAAAAGGTGTAAGTTCAGGCATAAATACAACTATGTCTAAATATGCCAAAATGGCATCAGAGAATAAACAAAGAAACTTTGAATTAACAAAAAAGATAAATCAATACGAATCAGAAGTTTCCTCAAATGTATCAAAAATTGCTACAGAGAATAAAGTGGATGTTGAAAGTTTACTTAGTGGACTTGAGCCAAGAACGAAGGAGTTCAAACAGGCGGCAGCTAGATACAATATGGCAAAAGAATCATACGAAGGTATGGAGGAAGATGCAATTATAATGAGAGAGTTTGAAAATTTTACAAACTACGGATTAGGTCAGCAACTTGCTGCAAAAGAATTTATTTTCTCAACTTTTAACGATGCAATGTTAAAAGGTGGTATGGATGGAAAAGGTGGCTCTATAAGTTCATCTGTTGACCCACAGTTGTTAGCTATGGTTAATGTAGAAAAACCAGGGAGCAATATTAAAGCAAGAAATAGTTATGAGGTTGTTGGTAATGATGTGTTTTATGTTACATCTGGTCCAGAAATAGCACGACTAAATAAAGAGATGGGTATAGAAGGTGACTCCTATAGAGTATCTGCAAAAGAATTACAAGAGCAAACAACAGCTAAAGGAGCAAGTCCTACCAACTTTCATATTTTTAATACAATAGTAGACTTAGCAGGTGATGGTAGTGAAAATGGAGTTGGAATTAGTTATCAACTACAACAAGATGAGGTTATAAATAAAGGTGAGTTTACCAAAGAGTACAGTAGAAATTACGGAAAACAATTAAGAAGTGAAAAAGTAGAGGGAGGTCAAGATATTTCAATATTGGTTGATAGAACAGCGGTAGATATAGATAATGCAACAGCAGCGATAACTCCATCCGTAAACGCAACTATGAATACTTGGTTTGGATTTAAAGGACCAGAGCTTTTTGACTACATTAGAACTAATGTAAAAGAAACAAGAGAGATTGATGGTAAAAAATACTATGTTCACAAGCCAGTAAAAGGCAGAAATGAAAAAGGAGAAGTAGAGTATGGGGAAGAGATTTTAATGTCTGAAGATGAGCTTGTTAGGGATTTTGTAAATAATCCAGATGATGGGTATAGCGAAGAGATGAAGGATAAAATAAAGAAAGTAGGAGTCGATGATGCTTTAAAAATTTATGGAGCTTTAAACAAACCCAAAGAAACAAAGAGTAATGCTCCTGAATATGTGAGAGGAAAGGCAAGAAGCCAAACAGCTAAATCTATATCTGCTGAAGTTCAAAAAAATAGCGAACTTGCAACTCAAGGAAGGTATAATGAGATGGATTTTTCTATGTTAGAAGGAATAAAAAATGGAAGTGCATTTAGAGTAAGAGATGATAATTCTGGAATCGTTGATGTTTATGATAAAAGCGGAAATCAAATAGCACAACTTGATTTAAATGACAAAGCAGAGGTAACAGAAAGGAATTTGCTTAATATATTTGACGAAGGAGCTGCAGGTGTTCTTGATTCAGGAGAAGAAATACCTAAATCTGCTATTATAAAGGACCTTATAAATCCAATAAAAAATGTAGACTCTGATATATCAGAAGAAGATTTTATGGATAACTTATCAGGTGGTTACTTAAAAAGATTATCTAAGTTAGGTATAGGGTTAGAAGAAACTAATGTTGGAAATGATGCTTTACTTTTAACGAAACCAAATGGTGATGAAGTTGAGATTGATTTAGAGAAAGGTGGATGGCAAAATGTGTACGCAAGAGAAATGGAAAGTGCCATAAAGATGAGTCCAGAGTATAAAAAGTCTGTTAATGAAGAAAAAAACCCACCTAAAACAGAAGGTGAAAAGCCTAAAACAGAAGGTGAAAAGCCTAAATTGGGTTTGCTATCATTTTACAATAAACTAAAACAAAGTGAATCATCTAACGACACAACAGCTTCAAGAGTAAATAAAACTGGAGATAGATATGTTGGCGAATTGCAGTTTGGCGAGGCGAGATTAAGTGACTACAAAAAAGCTACTGGAAGTTCATTTGATTTAGATGAGTTTCAAGGAAATCCAAGTCTACAAACAAAGGTTGGACTTTGGCATATTGGGGATATTGATAGATACATAGACCAATTAGGTGACTTAGCAAAGGGGTATGACAAAGATGGATTGAGAGCTATAGCTCACTTAGGCGGTAAAGGAGGAATGAAGAAGTGGTTGGAATCAAAAGGAAAAGCAAACCCATCAGACGAACTAGGAACATCTTTAACTAAATATTACAAAAAGTTCTCGAAATAAAATATTATGGAAGAAGAAAATTTATTTGAATACGAAGGAGTATCTTACTCAGAAGCTGCTCTTAGGGAGGCGTATCCTGAAACCTTTGATGAGTACGTCAATCAAGGGGTATTGACAAAAGTAGGAGGTGAAGAGCCTGTTGAAGTTGAAGATGTTAAAGAAGAGTCTTTTTATGAGTATGATGGAGAGTCTTATCCAGAGTCTTCACTTAGAGACTTATATACAGACTCTTTTGATGACTATGTAGAGCAAGGCGTACTTACAAAAGTAGACGGCCTGGGAAAGCCAATAGCTGTCGAGGATTCTGCGACAGCAAGAGATATGGATTTAGAATCGGAAGATGGTTTATCGGGGTCACAAGAAGAAGACACTCTTCTTGAAAGAACATTTGGAAAGAATGAGCTTACTGATAGTCTAGGAGATGTATGGAGGGCAGCGGTGCAAGGTATTTCACAATCAAAAGTCGTAGACCCATCAATGGATTTAATGACTTCTGGAGCGGATGCTTCGCTTGGCGAAATATATAAATACATAAGAGTAAATGAGGAGTTAAGTAAAAACCAAAAGATTCAAGATGAAATGGCATCATGGGATAAAGATGTTGACAAGAATGGTGGAGGAGCTTATGGTATTCTGATGGCAACAATAAATAACCCTGGAATTGCAATACCAGTAATGGTAAGCTCGATGGCTACAATGGTCGGCTCTCTTCAATCAGAGCAAGCAGTCGCTTCTACTGCCGTAGGTGTAGGGCTTGGTGGTGCTGCTGGGCTTTCTGGTGCAATACTTGCCCCTGCAACGGTTCCTATAGGAATGGCTGTTGGAGGATTTGCTGCATTATCTGGTACTATGGAGGCGGCATTAACATTCAATGAACTCCTTCAAGAAGAAATAGGTGGAGTACTTACTCCTGAAAAAGTTAAGATGGTTTTAAGCGACCCAGAAAAACTTTCTACTTTAAGACAAAAAGCAATTGCGAGAGGTGCTGTAATTACTGCTGTAGATTTTATAACAGCAGGGGTCGCAGGTAAACTTACAGGTACTGTTCTTAAAAAGGCAGTACCATTAGGAACAAGCATTGCGTCTAGGGCAGCTATAAAAACTGCGGGTGTTGCTGGTGGTGTACTAGTAGAGGGTGCTGGTGGAGGCATTGGTGAAGCTAGTGCTAGGGCTGTAATAGGCCAAGAAATGGACGCTAAAGATATAGCTCTTGAAGTAATTGGGGAATTTGGTGGAGCAGGAATTAGTGTAGTTCCTGCCGCTTATAATAACTTAAAGATTGTAAGTGGAAGAGTTGAAGCAAACAAAACCGCTACGGAAGGGGGATATAAAAACGCATCATCCGTATTCGACCCTAACACAGACATTGACGAAACAACTATAACACTTGCGGCTAACAAAAACACATCAAACCTTGTTGACGAACAAGTAGAAATAGAGGTCGCTAACGGTAGGATGACTCAAGAGGAGTCTAATGCTATAAAAGAGAACTTTAGAAGCACTCAAGGTGCTGTAAATACAGCCAATAAAATAGATAGACTAACCTCGGAAAATAAGCCAGAGGTGGTAAATCTTTTAATTGAAGAGGCGAAGTTAAAGAATAAAATAAAAGACGTTGATAACGTTTCGTTAACTAAAACAGAGGCGGTAAGACTTAAAGAAGTACAAGTTAGATTAGAAGAAATTAGCAACCCTAAAGAAGAGGCAGTATCAGAGATAGAGACAGAGGAGGAGACTGGTGTTCCACCAACCCCAGAAGAGCCAGCGAGTGTAGAAACTGCACCTGCGGAAGAAGCAATACCCCAGGAAGAGTTAGAGGAAGTAAGGGGGTCACAAAAAGAAAGAAGAGGTCAAGGTAGTCTCTTAGATAATGTAAACAAAGAAGAAAAAGTTTATCTAAATGGTAAAGAGGGTAATATAAAGATTGACCCAACAAACGAAAACACCATTATATTTGAATCGAGTGATGAAATAATTGAACTTGGAAATAAAGACGAGGTAGGTTCTGAGTCTCTTGCTGGATTTGGATTAACTACAATGCCACCTGAAGGTTTGGATGTTCAAACTAAAACTGCGGATTCAGATGTTGTGTTTATAGATGGTAAAGAGTATAATGTAATAGGTAGAAGTAGAGATAAAAAAGGAAAGGCTGTAATAAAAGTAAAGGAAGTAGTTAGAACTACAGATAAAAAAACAGGAGAACCTGTAATTAAATCTGGATTACAAAGGAGAATCGTAGGAGCTAAAGCGGAAAGAGTTTTAAAAGATGTTCAACGCAGAAAAGAAAAAAAAGAAACTCCATTACCTTTAAAAACAGAAGGAAAAGAAGTTACTACTCCTACTAAAAAAGAAAGAAGAGCCGAAAGAGTTGCAGAAAAGAAAAAAGCTAGAGAGGAGCATGACAAAAAATCATTAGAGGAGTTATCTCAAATTGATGAAGAGTCTCAGAAAAGCATTCAGGAGTTTGAAGAGATGGCTCTCGAAGATGCTGCTCAAGAATCTAAAAACAAAGACTTAGTTCAAGTTGGAGAAGATATATTTCAAGTAACTAAGAATGACGATGGTTCTTTTGCTGTATCTCAAATGAACGAAAGTGGCAAACTGATTGGCACTAGAGAAGAAGGAAAGAGAAGTAAGGCTATAGGTGTATTTAAATCTAAGAAGTCAAACCAAGAAAGAAGGGCTTTAGCTAAAGCAGAAAAGCTTGTAGATGAATTTAAAAAAGAAGAAGCACAAAAAATAGACGATGCTATTAACGAAAGTCTATCTGCAAGACAACAAAAATCAGATGGGTCGAAACCTGCATTTAACGAAAGAATATCCGCACCTGAGTCAATTGTAACAAAATCATTGCAAGTTTTAAGAAACTCTTACGCTGCTGGAAACTCATTGGTTCAATCAATAGAAGACGCATTGTCATTTATAGAGGAGCAAGGGTTTTCTGCAAACGAGTTTTATTTCAAAGACTTTGTTGTTGATGTATTGAGTAGTTCTAAATCAAAAGAAACTACAAAGGCTACACCAAAGACTAAGGCTGCTCCAACGGAAACTACAAAAGCCACTGGGAAAGAAAGTTTAATTGGTAAGTATGGTAAGGTTAGAATTAGAAGGCAAGTAGCAAAAGCTAAAAAGGCTTTATCAAAGATTGCTAAGGGTGTCACTATTGAGGTATACGAAACTCAAGATGAGTTTGAAGCTGCTACCAATGGAGACTCTGTTTCAGGAGGTATTTATGAACCACTAACAAAAACTATAAAGATAAATCTTGAAAAAGCAAACCCAAGAACGGTTGCACACGAAGTATTCCACGCATTACTACTTAAGGATGGAATAACAAACGCTAGAGCGCAGAAAGTTACATCGGATATGATGGCTGCTGTTCGTAAGGTTGCGTCTCCAAAGTTACTTAAACAGCTTGATGCATTTGCTGACGAATACAAAAATGAAGGACTTAAATCTGAAGAGAGTATTGCTGAACTTTTTGGCATACTAGCAGAGAACTACGATTCGTCTCCGCAGTCTGTAAAGGACTTAATAAACGATTGGATAAGAAAGCTTGCTAAGGCTCTTAATGTGCCAGTAGAGGGCATCCTAGACAGCGACAAGCAGGTACTAGAGTTCTTAGGTGTTGTGTCTGGCAAGGTTGCAAGGGGAGAAGTTATTGAGGAGTCTGATATAGAATTATTAAAGTCAGTTGAAGGAGAAAGTGGAAGCGAGATAACCGTAAGCACCCGCCAGCAGATTGTAGGAGAGAACGCAGAACTATCTCAAAACGTAAGAGGTAACCTTAGTGTTGCAAGACAAATGGAAACCGACAATAAAGACGCTAAAACTATTCGTATTGCAACAGGATGGGAACGTGGTGCTGATGGGAAGTGGAGGTATGAGATAGATGATATAGCCATCACTGGGGATGTCACGCCTTGGACTGACGAATGGAAAGGTGAGGGGTATATAACTAAATTAAATGATTTAGTAAGTGGAGGGTTGATTGAAGCTTACCCACAATTAGAAAAGGTTACTGTTGTTAAGGGACTATCAGGGGCTAACTTTGGAACATTTGGTCAAATGTCTAAAACAAGGGAAGGTTGGGATATAAATCTTTCAGATAGAATTTTTAATGAGGATGTTGAGTTTGGAAAATCTGTATTAATACACGAAATACAACACATAATACAAGACATTGAGGGTTTTGCACAAGGTGGTAGTCTGAAATCTGCTAAAGCATTAAAACAGTTTGCCGCAATGCCCCTTGGAATGAAAGCTGTGAGTTTAATGAATAGGATTAAATCTATTCAGAAAGAGTATGGCGATAATGTTACATTATCATTTGGCTCTCACCCAGAATACAAAGAGTATAAAGGAAAGTTAGATAAATTAAACCAAGAAATAGACAAAACAGCAGATAAAATAAGAAAGGTAGATGAAAAATTTGACGGGTTATCAAATTTTGAAATATACAAAGCTCTTACAGGAGAAGTAGAAGCAAGGAATGTCCAAACAAGAATGAATATGACTCCTGAACAAAGGAGAGAAACAACACTACAAGAAACAGAAGATGTAGCAAGAGAAGACCAGATATTTTTTGAACAAGAAACCACAACCCCCCAAACCCGTCAGCAGAAAGTTTTTAGAGCTGGAGATTTGGTTGATAAAGCTGAAACAATATATAAGTTTGATGGACCAAGAAGTACAGGTCATTTTGGAACAGGGTTTTATTTTTTCGGTAAAAAAGAAGATGCTCAAAAGTACGCTAAAAGAACAGGTACAGATACAACATCACGAATTGTTTCTGAAGTTGATTTAGATGATTACAATTTAGCTCCTGCCTCTATAGCTCTTCATAAAGCTTTAAAAAATATAAATGACGAATACTCGTCCTTTGAATTTTTAAAACGTAATTTAAATAGCGAGGTTAGGTCTTATGAAATAGAAAAAGTAGCAAGAACTTTAGGTATTGATTTACCAAGCGATTTGTCTTCTAAGTATGCAGAGGATATAACTAAAAAACTAAGGAGTAGTAACAATAAAGAGTCTGCATCCACTATTGTGATGAAAGAATTAGGTTTTGATGGAGTAGATGCTACAGGAACTGAATTAGATAACTCTACTTACGGAACTGTAGTTTATGATATAAAACCACAAACCCGTCAGCAGAAAGCACAAGATGACTTTACAATACAAGACGTAATAGAAGACGCTGAACAAGAAGGTCTTACAAGAAAAGAAACCATAGAGGTCTTACAAGAACTTGGGTTTACTAAGGATGAGATAAGAGGTGCGGTGAAGCCTGTTAAGGAAAAGGCTAGGTCTGTAGCGTCTGAAACAACAGGCCTATCTACAAGAGAAGCTTTCAAGCAAGGGTTTACAGAGTTCTTTGATGCAATTCAAAGAGGTAAGAAAATAGCAAGAGTAAAAGCTGCGGAAAACTTAAAAGAAAAGGTAAACAAAGTAAGAGAATCTTTCAAGAAAAGATTACAGAAAGAGAAGGATAACAAGGATGCAAGAGCCGCTGTTGTTAAGGATATTCGAGCCATAATAAAAGACTCAGGAATTAGTCAGTTCTCTAAAAGGACTATAAACAAGATAATGACAAACGTCAAGAACGCCAATGTGAATAATATGCAGAGGATGGTTGACGAGGTTATGGATGTTGTTAATAGAGACATTGACAGAGAAGTTAAAGATGCAAGGTATGAGACACTTAAAGCTGCCAGAAAAAAGTTATCAAGACTTGGTGCTTTAAAGGAACTTCAAAAGCCTCTTATGGAGATGTTAAGTATAAACCCTGACTATTTATCTAAAGCTGCTTTAAACTTTTACGATAAAGTGGTTGTAAACTTAGCAAACGTAGAGAAGAAGTTTGACAATAGAGCCTCTAGAGAAGACCTTAAAAAAGCCGCAGATGAGGTTATAAAAGCATTTACAGCTGATAGTATTGCGGCTGAAGAGTTAGCTGGAAAAACAATAAATCCAAACCTTGACTTAACAAAAACAAAGGGTGAGAACCTGAAGCAAATGCTAAAGGATAGGCTAATATCTGACTCTGACTTTGAACTTATGACAAGGTTTGAGGACCTTATTGGTAATACTGAGGAAGAACTTACATTAGAGGGGTTAGAGCAGAAAGCAAAAGAAAGGAGGGACGCTGCAATAGAAGACTTTGAAGCAGCTATGGATGAAATACCTGCGTCATTGCCAAACCTTTCAAGAGATGATAAGGAAGCGGTTAGGTTTGCAAATGGTCTAAAAATGAAAGACCTTGAAAGTTTAAGTACTGCACAAATAAAGAAGCTTACAAGAGGAGTTGAAATGCTTCAGGCAGGATATGTTACCACAGAATTAGTTCAATCAAAAGTACGGGTGGAGGCTAATAGGGATACAACAGAGACCCTTATAAGCGAAACAGAGGAAAGAGGAAAACTTGACAAAGCTATATCTAAAGCTAAAGTCTTTGTAACCAATCTTTTTAGAAAGAGAAATAAGAAGATTACCTCTATAGAGAATAGAATTAAATCAACTCCACTTACAAATATAGACCAAATACTTAACGCAGGAGCTAAAAAGTTTAAATCGACAAGAATTTATGAATCTATATTTAGACCTGTTGGAGCCGCATTCTCAAAAACAGAAGATTTCTTAAAACAAGTAAAGAAAAAACTACAAGTAGCTGAAACCTATTTAGATTTAAACGGCAATAAGAGGTATGTTCAAAAAGCTAAGGTAATGATTTACCAAATTCAAAGAGAGTATGAAAGCAACCCAGATAACAATGAGGTAAGTAAAGCTATAGAGTGGATTAAAGCTACACTTGATGACCCTGAATCAAATATTTCAGATGTAGAGAGAGAAGCGATAGAGAAGATTAGAGACGAGTTTACTGTAAACGGACAGATAGATTCTAAAAAGATTTTAGATAGCCTTACGAGTAAGGAGAAGAAGTATATGGCGATTATAGACGAGGGGTATAAGAGCGTAGAGTTTATGGTTGCTGCTGACGCAAAGATGCAAGGTAAGCTATTTGTTCTTAGAGAGAACTATGTTCACCTACCAAGAGTTACTAAAAGTAAAAATTCAATGAGTGATGATTTGAAAGAAATATCAAGTAGCTTTACAAATCCAGCACTAAAAAACAAAGCTTTGACACAAAGAGATGGTACAGCACACGCAATATCATTTGACCCTACATTTAATGTAAATGCAATAACAAAAAAAGCTGCAATTAGTTACTATATGTACCCAGCAGTCAAAAAAGCTAAAATTACATTAGGAGGCGTCAAGAAGAATGCGCAAACTGACTTTCAGAAAGAAACGGCAGACGCATTGGAGAGTGTTTTTGATGGAATAGTTAAAAGCCAATATGCTCATTTATCTGCCGATAAAGCTTTTATAGAGAAAGCTTTAGCGTTTTTAGGTAGAGCAGGTTACCTAGCACAGCTTGCAGGTCCTATTAAGGCGGTAGTTGAATTAGCAACCAACTTAACTCACGCATTATTTGTAAATCCAACAGGTTTGATTTCTGGGTTTGACACTTTAAAGATTAACTCTAGGGAGATTATGAATAAAGCTATTGACTATTTGCCAACAACCCAAAACAATAGGTTGAGTGGAAAGGGAGTTAAAGACAGTAAGGAGGTAGATAGTAGATTAATAAACGACTCCTTAAACATACTTGAACAAGAGGAGATGACTTCTGAATTTAGAGCTAAAGTAAACACTATATTTAAGTTTGCTAAGAAACCAGCAAGTGCAATAATAAAGTTTAACGAAAACTTGATTTCAAGACCAGACACAATTGTAGCCAGGCCTTTGTTTGTTGGTGTTTTTAATAAGTCTTTTGAGAATATAGCACAAGAAAAACCCAACTGGGAGAAGATTGCAAGTGATGAATCATACAGAGATAAGTTTAGAGATGCTATTAAGCAAGCTACTGAGGATGGGGATACTGCTGTTGTAGATAACGCTGCTTCTAACAACCCGTTTGATGGTATTCCTAAAAACGTACTTGATAAAGATGCTACTCCCGTAAAACAAGCACTACAGATGGTGGATAGGTATATGACAAGGTTTAGAACCTTTGAATACTACTCGGCATTGAAAGGAATACAAGGATTAATGGGTAAAGGTAAACTAACGCCAACTCAAGGGGCCATGCTTTTAGCAGGAACTGTAGCTCGTTTATCTCTGTATAAGATGGGTATTGATATGGTTTTTACTTTGATATTCTCAATGTTAGGTATAGACAAAGAGGAAGATGAGATAGATTTAGAAAAAGATTTAACCAAAGGAGTGTTAGGTGCAGTTGCTACACTTGCACTTGGAAGAAGCTTTGGTAATATTGCTCAGATGCCAATAAACTATGGGACTGAGTGGTTAAATAAGGAGTACGGAGAAGGCATAACAAGGTCAGGAGAGTATAACCAGTATAAGGATGGTCTGGTTTTTTCCAAGATTCCTATGGAGGTTAAACCTCAAGATAATATGGTTGAAAAAATTGTAACCTCATCACTTGGTTCTTACAGTCCAATGGTTAAAACTTTAACAAGAGGTGGGAAAGTAGCAACAAAAGCTGCAACACTGAAGACCGAAGAATCTAGAGATAGAAACTTTGGAGAACTTACAACAAGAATACCTTTTGAGATAGCAGGGAACTTAGGGGTAATTCCAGGGTACAAGAGCCTTAGAAAGATATATTTAAAATATCTTTATGGAGGGATTAAAAATTCAGCAACCTCAAAACAAAATAAAATAAGCAGATTTACAGGTCCAAAAATAAATAATTCTAAAGACAAAGTAAAATCAAGATTTACAGGTCCAAAAATAAATAAATAACTATGACATACAAAATGAACGGATTGCCACAGATAGGTCGGGAGTTGTCTGCCAAAAAAGTTTTTAGTAAACAATCAGAATTAATATCCAAAAGAGGACCCATAGATGTAAGAAAAAAAGAAACTCCTAAAACTTTAGAGTCAAAAGTTAACGACTTCTTAGGTAACCCAAAGAGAGCTGTTGATGAGGTAGAAGCTAGGTATAGTTCAGATAAGGGGGGCAAGTTTGACAAGGGGAGAGATAGAGCTAGGCATATGACTACAGCTCAGTACACTACAGAGGGTGTAAGAAATAAGCTTGATATGATTCCATTCTCAAATTCCACTGTAAATAAATTAGTTGGCGTTGGGGTTTCTAACATTCTAGGTGCTGCACACGAAGCTAAGGCAGGATACGCAAGCATAAAGAAAGGTAAACCAATTTACGATACTATAGTTGAAACTGCCGAAGACTTAACAAATAACTTTGCAGGGTCAATTGTTGGAGCTATGGATAGACCAGCAAATAAAAAGATGGAGGTCATAGATAACTCTAAACTAAAAAAAATACTTCCAGACGGAAGGTATAATAAGAAAGGAGATAACACATACAGTAAAAAGAAAAAGTAGCTATGAAACAACTAACCGACAAGCAAAAGAAATTAGACGTAGACAATGACGGCACTATTGAGTCATCAGACTTTAAAGCACTACGAGGAGGCCCTAAGATGAGTGCTACTAGGTTTAAAGGTAATGGCATTAACGCTATATCTGCTGCGTGTAAAAGGGCGGCTAAGAGCAAGTTTAAAGTATGGCCTAGTGCGTATGCGTCTGGGTGGGGAGTTCAGTGTACGAAGGCTGGAGGTCCAAGTAAGTTTGGTGGTTCTAAAAAGAAAAAGTAATGGCAAAGACTGAAGGAAACTTAAACAGATGGTTTAAAGAGAAGTGGGTTGATATAAAGACTGGAAAGCCTTGTGGTAGGTCTAGTGGTGAGAAAAGAAAGGGATACCCTGCTTGTAGACCAAGTAAAAGAATATCAAAAGATACACCGACTACGGCTAGTGAACTAACGAAGTCTGAAAAGGAAAGCTTTAAGAGAAAGAAAACTTCCTCAAAGAATGTAGGGAAGATAAAGAAAGGGAGCAAAAAGAAATAGGCGTATCAGACCTAGGGCTTCTAACCAAAAAAACGCCAGTAATTAATTTTACTGGCGTTTTTTACGATGTTTAATGTATTACATATCGTATAGCATAATTACTATTAATTGAAGTCATCCACCCATATAGGGGTTTTTTCTCCAACATAAGCAGAGAATGTATTGTATTCAAGGTATTCAATAGCCTCCTCTTCATCCATACCATCCTCAACTAAAGTGTGTATACACTTTGTTTTGCTGTACACAACCTTCCATAAGTTTTGTTCAAACCCTATGATAGCTTCATCAAGACCATCAGCAAATAGGATTTCATCCGAACTTCCGTAAGCCTCTATAATGTATTCTCTAAATTCCATCTTAATTAATTTTTTATTTATTTAACCTCACAACCATCTGCCCCACAAGCAATCTCTCCTGATAGATTGGTGTTATCATCTACCTCTAGTATGTTAATCAAATCAACATCAACTAAGTGATTCATTCTTTTGTGGTATTCAGCTTCTGTGATGTCCTCAAATGGTGCTTGAATATAAGTTCCTCCATCATAAGGTAGTACAGATAATCCGTTGTAATGATTTCTGTTAGCCCACATCCACTCACCTGCTTTATCCCATTCGTCTGCTTTTAAAGAAACTGTGGCTGAAACATTATGTGTATTAGAACCTTTTCTATGTCCTGGAACAACCCACTCTTGAGCAACCTTTTTAATTCTTTCAAATAAATCAAAAGGCGATTCATCTCTTAAGATAGAACCTTTAGGTGCTTTTTGAGGTATACTAATTACAGCAGTATCGTGTGGTCTAAAATATTCGTCTTCGACTAACTCTGGATGATGCCTAGATAAGTACTGGTACATTGATTCATTCTTCCCTACACGTATTCTACGGATGTAATAATCGTTATGCCAAGCATGAATACCTGAAGATGTTCCTAGTGCAAGAGAAGTAGTCCCAGCGGGCTTGACTGTAGTTGTTCTAGCCGCAGGATTTATTCCAATTAGATTGGCAACTCTATCATTTTCTTTATTCACGATATTCGCTGCTTCCGTCATGTCGTACTTTAAAACAGACCCTGAACCAATACCAGTCATTGACACACCAATCAAGGCATCTTTCTCAGTAGTCTCTCGCCATATACTTCTTAGGTAGTGAAACTCTGTGTATCCTGCTTGTAATGTACCAATGAAAGCTGCGTGTTTAACTCTATTATTAAAATCTTCTTGAGATTCAATATTAGATGCGTTAACTTCACAAAGATTACAAAACTGAAAAGGTCTTAATGCAATCTCGCAGCATGGATTTGTACCCCAATCTTTATCATTGTTAAAATATATTCCAGGCTCCCCTGCATTACTAAGTTCAACACGTTTCCATAAGTTCATAAAGAACTCTTCTGTAACTTTATGCCTCATTAATACTGCGGAATTGTTGGCTCTACCTCTTTGTGGATTTGACTCCCACCAGCTACCTGACTTACAGCTAATCATGTCATCATCGTCAGCAGAGAATAAGGCTATTAAAGCTGCTCTTCTTATGCCTCCTGCTAAAACAGCATCTGCAATATGACAAACTATATCGTGAGTTTCTACTGTACTTAGTTGTTCTCCATGAGTCTTTGAATCAAGAACCGCTGTAATGTTAAATATACACTCTCTAAGTGGCTGAGGTCCTGGAGCTTTACCTCCTGATGTTACCAACTGAGCGCCTTTAACTCTAATGTCGGAATAATCAAAATCAACTTTAGAACTTCTTTTGTCTCCCATGTAAGACTTCATTAAAACCTTAATAGCGTCAGCCCATCCTTCTATTGAATCTCCAATTAAAAACCTTTTAGTTCTGTTGGCATGAGGCTTACTTATGGATGGAAGTTTGTTTACGTGATGGTCTTGTACTGAATACCCTACTCCAGTACCTCCAAGAAGGAGAAACATTGTTTCGTTAAAAGAATCCAAGCTATCTATTGGTAGGTAAGCGCAATTGTAAACTCTGTTGGGTGATATTTCTATCGACTTGCCACCGAACTGCAACGACCTCATAGATGGTAGTATTTTTTTGTCATACACTAACTCGTAAGCTTCGTCAATCTGACTCTCTAGCTTAGGGTATTTTTTTACGTGCATTGCTTTGTTTCTGTCAACCAGCTCCGACCAAGTTTCTCTTCTGCTTAATTCTGGAATAAACTTAGCATACTTCATGTATACTGTAATGTCTGATAATATTTTATTTGATATTTCCATTATGTTTTTTTTGTCAATTCTAATTCTACTTCTAGGTTTTTTTTTAACTCGTCAAGTGCCTCATCATAATCGGGCATTAGTTTAATTGTTTCCAACGTACCTATTGATAAGTCTTTCATCTGAGCCATGTCATTCATTATACCTTGTATAACATTTGTTAAGGCTTTAATCTTTTTTTCTGCTAGGTCTACCCTGCTTGCTTTTTGTGATTTCATTTTTTTATTTATAAATTATTAACTCAAATTCCACGAATGGGAAATATAATACGTGCATATCGTGGTCTCCTTGGTCGTAGGTTCTAAACCCTAAAAGTATTCCAGGGTACAGCCCTATTCCTAGTGACCAAGCTCTTTTTTCTTCTTTCATTATTCTTTTATTATGTTATACTCTATTTGTTTTTTAATTAAGTCTTTAAATAAAACCTTTCCGTTAATGTCAAAGCTCCAAGCAACCCACTTAGCAAGCTGCCTCTCGGAATAACCTTTCCTAGAAGTACTCTTATTAAGTCTTGTATTAATCCTTTTGTCTTGACTCATCTTTTTGTTTTTCTAAAATTAGCTGAACTGTCTCATCACACTCGGCTCTATTTTGAGGTTTATATAATGTTATGGATGGTTCTGTCATTGATAACAACGCCTTGAACAACTTGTATCTCAAAGGGAAAGAGTCATTAGCCCTACCCTTAGTCTCTATAATAAAGTCATAACCCTCGAAATCTGGAGTATACTTTATACCAAGTATTTTTTTATTACCTCTGTTTTTGTACTCTCCCTTACCATTAGCTTGTCTTTCGTAAGCCACTTGGTTAAACTCAAATGTTGGTAGGAGTTGAAATGAACGATACTCATAATTGAATCCTATCTTAGCTTTCTGAAGCGCTATATACATATACTTCTCAAGTCCCGATGCAAACTTTACACCATCATACTCAACCTTATTTGCTTGTACAGGTCCTTTCTTTCTTTTAAATTTTCTTTTCATCATAGTTGTAGGAGGTTTAATATAATTACCTATTTTTTTATTAAATACAAATCTTGCACCGTTTTATCACTTTAATGTTCTTTAATTTCATTACAACTTCTTGATAGTATAACAGACTTTGTAGAGAGTGATTAACATCAACAAGTTCTCCATTAACTTTATACTCTGTTGACTCTAGTACGCCATTAACTCCATAGCTATACCACACTTCTATTAGGTTTGAATCTTCCTCCTTCATGGCTTAAAAAAAATGAGTTAATCTAGCTACCTGACCTTCTGTTTTGCTGTGTATGAACCCTTCGCAAGCAGCTTTGTTTATATAGCCATTTCTGTGATGCCATGAGTCCGCTGGACTAGGACTGCGTAAACTCTCAACGGTTACGGAAATATAATCTTTCGCTGTCTTGTGATGAACGTGATGGGTATAAAAGTACCTATGTTCTGAAGCTGCCCAATGCTCCTTCGCTTCTATACTCATTAGCTGCCCTAAATCTACTTGCTTGGCTCCATCGCCATGAGTCGTACCTATTAATGAGTTACCGTAAGTTGTATATTTTCTGTGAGCAATAGAGCAGTCGAAAGATATATTCTTAGATAATCTAAAGTGAGTCTTTATAACGTCAGCCAGCATAAATCCCGACATATAATCGTGATTAGATGGATTGAACACAAATACTAAGTCAGCTACAGTTATAAGCATCTCTAATATATCAACGTAAAGCTTCTTGGCGGTTAGAAAGTTCTCATAAAACATTCCATCAGTATCTTGAGGCGTCCCACTAGTTGTTTTTCTTTGTGGTGTGTCTGTATGGAGAATATCATTACCTCCGATAAAGATAATTTTATCTATTTCAAATCCAGAAGACTTGTCTAAGATTCCTTGCACCCCTTCCTTAACCCTCTTGACAGCTATCTGACTATTATAGTCTACTCCAGTTTCAAAAGAAGTAGCTAACTTTCCTATGTGAATATCGGCAGGGTCTAGAACCAAGCAGTAACCATCTTTAGACTTACTCCTTTTAATTGTTGGATAAGTGGGAGAATGTTCTTTAAGGTCATAGATAAGCCTTTCTATAAGTTCATCTGTCTTATCCTCTAAGTTTACTTTCTTCTTAGCGTACTGTACCCACTGCTGACCAGTAGTTTTACTCGTGGATACTTTTATTACTTCAAAGTCTTCTGGAATATCTATAGGGTTAGCTTGTAACTTTTCAATTGTAGAAACTAACTGACCATCCTTATCGTATTTCTTTTGTGTTTCCACAAATTCTCTTACGTTATCTTTTTGTCTACTTCTTTGGATGTTATCCCAGTCTTCTTTTGATATGCGATACCTTGCCTTAGTTCTAAATTTTTCGTTTGGTCTAGGGTCTAATCCTATAATTATGGCTTCTTCTGAAGTCAAGTACTTTCTTACACTTTTTCTCATTTTTAAATGGTTTTATTTAGTCTATCAAGTTCAAAATTCAAGTGGTTAATTGCTTTTTTAATGTCAGCTTCCATACTATCTCTAGGAGACCTATTAACGTAAACCTTTTTACCAGCCCTCATTAAGTAAGTTAGTGCAGTTCCTATGTTGTAGTTGTCACCCTGAAACGCTGCGACTACCTTAGATGCTTCAATGCCATCAGATAGGTAGTACGTTGGTATTTTATCAAATCCTTCCTCTACAGATGAGGTATTTAACTGTCCATTATTATAATATTGATTGTCAAAATTATCTTGTCTCATTTTTAAATGGTTTTATTTGTGGGATTAAAACAAATGTAATTATAAATTCTTAATATTTCCATCTTCAATTAATAAATCTGCATAATCTTTATTAACACGGAACTCTTTTTGTCCTGGAGATAGCTCTCTAAAAAACCAGTAATCATCCCCATTACACTGTACCCACCCTACTATTTTGTACCTAAATCCCCGTTGAAATTCTTTTATTGAGTGGTTACACCCTACGATACAACCGAAACATATCTTGTGTACTTTAATCATTACCTTATGTTTTGTTTTAAATTAATTAACTCATCCTCCAACTCTCGTATCCTAAAGTCCTTCTCAAACATTTTTAAATTACTCTCATCTATTAATTCAACTTGCAAGTTGTTGACTTTCTGAACTTGAATTGATGTTATTAAATAATCTTTTATATCTAATATTTTATTTGCCTTGTTAACATCTACCTTAACTGTTTTATAATACATAGCATCTAAGATTAAGGTGTGCCGTGTCATATTCAAGGTCATTAGTTCAATGTTCTTCTTTAGACTTGCGTGATGCCAAAGTTTTTCTATCTCCTTGTCTGTGAAAAAGAATGCTTCCTTTCTATCTATTGCCTTAGATATTTGTTCGTCTGTTAGTATCATAATTAGAATGGGTCTTGGTTACTATCAAATTCATTATTTGGAATCAAAGGTTGATACTGTAAGTCGGGTCTTATAACTTTATTTATTACGTTAATGCCATCGCTTACAAACCCAAGTCCTTTGTTGTACTCAAAAATAATAGGGTCATCAATTGCGTTAGGCTCCCCACCAGTTTCTGTATTTTTTATTTTTCTAATGTACACTTGAGTATTAAACTTCATTAGTGGGTGTCCAATTAATCTGTGAATAGTCAAAAAATTATCGGGTCTATTCGCAAATGGCTGACCTCCTTCACTTTGTGAACGGCTGGGGGGCATCGGATACCCAAAGTAATCGTGTTCTAGACCGTAAATTCTTCTAGCCGCCTCTGTGTTAGGGTGAGTGTTTACAAATAAACTCTTATTGGTTTGGTTAACAAACTTCCTACTTTCGTTTAAGAAGTCGTAGTTGGCAGCGTGAGTATAGTCTCTATTCATACCCGTGTATGGGTCAATAAGAACTGCATCGACATCTAATCCTTCAAACATTGCGAATAGTTCTTCTGACTTGTAAAACCCCGAATTGTCAATAAACTTAAAATGCTCCTCAACCCAAGCCTTAGCGTTGTAGATATCTAACTCGTCAGCTTTGTCTATGTAGTTGCCAATCTTCCATTGTATTAATCTCTTAACTAACTGCTCTGCCTTATTCTCTCCACTCCAAACACAAAACTTAAGGTCTTGATTAACACTTAATGCACAGAAATACCATAGTATCCAATCTGTTTTACCTACGTTATCTAAGCCGTTAATGATTGTGAACTCCCCTTGCTTAAATCGGTAGTGGTTATCAAATTTTGGTAAGCCTAAGCCTAAGCCAAGCTTTATCCTTCCGTTAATTACATCATCTAAATATTTGTCTGCAAATCCTGTTTCTAGTATCATAATTATCCCATTAGTTTTTGTCCGATTGTCTTTGTTGGTTCGTAAGCATTTAAGAACTTAGCGAAGTTGTCTTGGTCTAAGAAGTGTTTAGGTGTTATGTTCTTCTTACCTACCCACCACTTGTCTTCACAAAAAGATTTTATAGCCTTATTGAAGTCTCCCTTGCTATAATCTTTTCTCAAGGAACTTAAATTCATTCTGTCTTGGTTGGTTAGGTTGTTAAAGTTAGATGGCATTTTTAAGTGCTTAGTTCTTGAATCGTTAAACCAATTTAAGAATTTAACCTTTGGGTCTTCTAGTTCCCCTTTCTCTTTCTCTTTCTCTTTCTCTTTCTCTTTCTCTTTCTCTTTGGTTAGAGTTTCACTCTTAGTAGAACCACCTAATTTGCCCCTCTCGGATTGCTCTTCAATATACCCTAACCTATTGATAACACTAGGGACTACGACATAGTCACCCTCTCGGTAAACTAACTCAAAACTGCATAAAACTTTAAAGATTCTTTCAACTTTTTGCTTGTTATGTCCTAAGATTCTCCTAAGATATCCTAAGTTCCACTCAAGTTTTGCTGAACTTTTTATGTGACACTCATCAATAAAGAACCGAAACATATCTCTTTCCTCTGCATTAAGCATTATAACTTTGTCATCGCTTCTCCAATCTTTTGGATAGAATGTGTAGCCTAATCTCTTACTCATTTCGTTGTTGTTTAATAAAAAACCCCTGCAAATCCATCAGAGTCGAAGCTGATTTCATCACAAGGGTTTGTATAGTTTCCTTAAGTTGCCTATTTTTTCGACTGCAACTAGAATGTAAAAGTACTAATTAAAATGGTAGGTCATCTTTTACTGGTGTATTAGTTTTATTTTGTGACTCATCTCTTGGGGCAGAAGATACGTTGTCTCCATTAGTCCAAATTACTTTTACGTTACCTAAGTAAGACTTGTCTGCTTTAGAGTCCCTCTCTTCCTTTGACTGAGAGATTGTCATATTACCTTGGTTACCAAATTGGTCTAAGTCATCGTTCAACGATATTGTTATCGGTAAATACTGACCTTTCTTACCCTCAATAATTTTACTCTTATCAATTTTACTTAAGTTGATACTTGCTGTTATTAAACTAGCCATAATAATAATTGTTTTGTGTACTATAATGTACGATTAATAAAAAATTGTTTTGCGTCAAATGATTCATCCTTGTAGAACAAATCGTATACCTCAGTAGCCTTCTCAACCTTCTCTCTACCTCTCTCATAGAAGTTATCTGAGCAGTCAAATAGACCCATCTGGTGTGTGTTCTTGTCGATTACTAAGAATACCATATCGTATCCAAATATCTCTCGATATATGTACGCTTGTGAATCGTAGTTATACTTATTAGCTGAGAAGTGAAATGAGTTGATGTCAGACGATGTCTTGATGTCAACTATAAGTTTGTCATCGTGGTTGACTATGTCAGCCTTACCCTTCCACATATTACCCATAATCTCTTTAACTCCTGGTACTTCGTGTTCAACCTCACCTACATTAATCATAGATGAAAACACATTGTTGTCAAGAAGCTTGTCCACCATGCCATCAGCCATATCTACCTCGTGCTGCAACATACACATTTCACCCTCACTTAGTTCCTTATAAACTTTTGTGGTTCTTGTGTTAGCCTCAATGATTTTAAACTTGTGTAGCTTATCCTTTTCAAGTATTGCAGTATGAAAGTAGCTACCAAATATCATTGCTGACGTAGCCTTAGTCTTCTCTTTTAATGCTAGTGGATTAGTAAGCAGTGTACCAATGTTTGAGTTACTTAAATATTGCTGACCATAAGCACCGTAGTACCAAGTATCGTCTCGTAGCTTGTCTATTATCTGTTCTCTAGTCTCCATATTACAGTGTTTTTAGTTTAGATTCAACACTTGGTGATAGGTCATACTTCTGCTTGATAGCATCTAGCTTACCGCCACTAATGATATACTCAGCAGCCTTCTTATAAGCCTCATCCTTTACAGAACTAATGCTTTTTTTGTCGGACTTTGTATCTGACTTGCCGTGGTTGTTACTAGCATCGCTATCAGCGGTATCGTCTATTAGGAATAGGTTACCTAAACAATACTTCTTACCATAGGATGATGCACTACCAAACTTCTGTGGCATTTGCATACCCTTTTGGTCTAGGTCTATGCCTACTATTGCTACTGCTTCTATGGAGTCCTTGCCATCAGATATTGTGGCTATTGACTTTAGAATTGGGAACGGCTCTGTGCATACGAGTTCTTCATTGACTGTAACCGACACCCCCAAGTCTAATAGGAATGGTTTTGTTGCCTCAAGGATGTCCTCAGCACTACGGAAGTTATACTTTCCAAAGCTATTGAACCTTGATTTCTTTGACTTAAATTGCGTTTGTATTGTCGCAAGTTTCTCATTTAGAGTTTTCATAATGGATTGTTTATTGTTTTAGTTTGCAAATATAAGATTATTTTTTCTACTTTATTAAGTAATTTTATTGTTCACGATTATAATAATTCGTATAGCATTTTATTTAGTATATTAATTCGTCTATATGAATATCATACTCTTCTAACAATTCACATAGTGCTTCTCTATATGTCTGTAAATTGAAATTGGTTTCATCGTGTTTCCAAGTTCTCCAAAAGTTATGTTGTAGTTCCCATATAAAACTTGCCATATCTGATGATTTCATAGCTTTCTTCATTGCCAATTCATCATCTTCATTATCTAAATCATATTCTAAGGTCGTTGTTGCTTTCATATTTTTATATAGTTTTCTTCTAAATATTTCCATAAAGATTTGTGAGAATAGCAGATTGGGTTACCTTCACTATCGTATGCAGTTAACCCCCCGTTACCAAAGTCGTTTTCCCAACAATACCACCCAAACCATTCATAACCCTCATCTCCATAACCTCCATAAATTTCTTTAATAAGTTCGGTTATTATTGTATGGTAAGGGTCAACAAAATTAATCATATCCACACCAATAGCGTATGCTTGATTAATGACTTTGTTTTCTTTCTGTAGACTTCTGACTACTTTTAAAAATTTTATGTATTTCATTTATATTTTTTTTAATTTCCCATATTATAATATATCTATGAATTGATTATAATCAACACTATCTATCAGTTTGTCAACTGATTTCTTTTTAATCTCAGACACCCTGACAAAGTTATTGATACCTTTTATACCTAAAGCATTGGCTATCTCTAGTCCGCTATGCTTGTTGCAGTCAAGTCCGTAAGCCATTCTTAGAACCTCATACTCAATTGGACTTAAATGCTTCTGCATAACTCCTTTAAGATATGCGTTAAGTATATTTATGTTGTACGGCTCGGTCTTATCTTGAAAGTTGTTGTTGTCCTTGCCATCGTCAATCGTAAGAAATATAGAGCGAAAGAACATCTCTACGTTCTGCTTGTCATCTGATTCTTTCCTCATCAAATTCCTTTTATATTCAGGTATCCTCATACTTCCTCTGTTGATGTCAATACGTCTCCTAATCGCACCCTTAATTCTCTTGCTAAAGAAAGACTTTATTGTCTTCTCTACATCTCTAGATAATTTAAGGTGTTCGTAGTCTAGCTTGTCAACTGCTAGTATCAATGCTTCAGAACCAATCTGAATGAGGTCTGTGATATTAAGGACTCCAATGGCTATCTCCGATGATGGAAACTTCCTTGCTAAGTTCTCCACTAGTGGTAAGAATTTTATTATTAATTCATCTCTGCTATAGTCTAGCAGTTCTCTCTCAATAGGTTTTGAAACCTTGAGGTCATTAGTGTATCGAACATAGTTCTCAATGTCGTATCGCTTCATACTGATTTTTTTCTGTTACATATCTATTAAGTGTTAAGTGTTAGTATTAATGTTTAAGTTTAGTTTATTTTTTTTTAATTAAGTCTTTTACCGCCTTAATTGTTTCCTTGATGTCGTTTGCTAATTCAAATCTCTCTTGGTCGATAGCGGTGTGGAGGGAAATGTAAAGTTCATTCACCCTTTCCACAAGCCTTTCTTTCTCAGACTTGTCTTGGTCTAGTTGTATAACATACTCCATAGGTGCGTTGTTATGTGTTGAGTTAGCGTTGTCATAGAACTCTTGGTCAAGTTCACGTTGCCTCGAATCTATAGCCTCTACTATCATTTCGGTTAGCTTTTGCATTTCTTTATCAGTCATAGCGAATTATTTACAATTTTATTACTCGGCTCTTGTCCTTTTAAAGAGTTGTTAACATGGTTGGCTATTTTTTCGTAGTTTACTGATGATAAGAAAGATTTAAGGAAACTCTTGACAATTATATTGTCAATAGAGTCAAAGTCAATTGCTTTCTCAACTATATCCTTTATTGATTTCGTTGATTGATGCTCCACAAAATCAATCTTAGACGTAATTTCAACGTGAACTACGTATGTCTCATAATTAAATGATGTCGCTTTTATTGTTTCCATAATTTTTTTTATTTATTTAAAGTTACTAATTAATTTTTAAAATTCATATTCTAAGCGTTGTGTGTAATGCTACCAAGAGTTTACATTCCTAGGGTAGTTTTCATTATTTGATAATGCGTCACTACAAGCCTTTCTAATATCTGTATCTTCAAT